GCCGACGGATACCGCATGTAGTTGTACTGATAGAACTCCAGCGCCTCGTCATAGCCTCGGCAATCGTCATGGCATACGGTGTTGAAATCGGTATGCGCTTGCTTGTGCATGATTTCTACAAGGTTGTGCAGGTCGTAGACCACCACTTGCTGCTGATACCCGCTGCCATCCTTGCAATGCACAAAGATTGAAACCGTTCCCAGCACCGCTTCATCACCACCGACAAGCATCAAGGGATGCTCAGGCAAATCCTGTTCCTTGGCTTTCTGTAGCCCCACATCAACCATCTCGTCTAGGTTGAGAATCTCAATCGTTTGGCTCATCTTCTATGCCCTCCTTGTGGCTCAATCCACCGCTCAATGCGGACTTTTACAATACCAGCCTTCAGGCTTCGCAATTTGCGAAACACGGCTGGGCTTAGGTCAATGATCCCACCACCAACGCAGCCGCATTCATCCCGCACAAGGCAGAAAGCCGACACGCCTGTTTCCACTCTGGTGACTTTGACCCAGAACGGCTTGCTGTGCCACTTGAAATGCGGCAACGCGCAGTAGTAGACCACCTCATCATTCCAACCCCCTTGCGCCTTTGTTCGGTACGGCGTGCAGGTACGCGGCATTCCGTCGTAGCACTGCTGAAGCCCAGAATAGCCGTACCATGTCGCTTTTCCGACTGCTGGTTCTGGGAGCAGGGTAGCGTTCAGCGCCATGCTAAACGCCAGCAGTACCGCAATCATTTCAGCAGCCTCACAAAGTCCTCAAGGGTGAGGATGACCAAATGCGTTCGCTTGACCCCCACGCCGGGGCGGTTGCCCACCACCACGATTGGAGTCTCGTCCGCCTTAGCAGCCGCCATAGTTTTGTCTAGGTAGCGATTCAATACCTCTGGGAAGGCTCCGCCCACCTTGACCTGCGCCACAATCCCATGATCGGCAGTTACATCTATCGGACCGCCGTACATGCCCACGCGCTTGCCGTTCGGAAACATAGAGGCGACATCCCGCTCGTACTGCTTACCCGCATTGTTTGCTTTCCGCCCCCGATGCTTACGCTCTTCATCAACCACGGTGATTCCCCTTTCGCGCTAGGTCGCGGACAATCCCGCCCACGCTCATTGGTTCTACCCCGTTCATCCTAGTTCTTAAATTACTAATAACTTTTTTGTCATTGTCTTTGTCATTGTCATTGTCCAGCGTCACATGTGCGTTCGGTGTGACGCGGCTGTGCGTCACAAGAGCGTCACTGCTCTTCGCCTTTTCTCGCCAGCGACGGGTACGCTCGGCGTTTGTGTTGATCTGAAAATCTGCCCAATCATGCACGACAACGGTCCCCTCTGGGGCATCATGAAAGCCTTCAAGGCATCGGATGCACAGGGCTGGGGCAACCTCCAGCAACCCCACGCTGACCAGCGCCCTGAACCCCTTACGGTCGCCACCAGCGCCCATGGTCAACTGCAACCAATGGTCTTCAGAACCAAATGCTCCCCCCGGCTTCTGGAGTTTTGCTTCAGACAAAGTGACAATCCATAGCCAACGAAGCGCCGCGCTTGGCAAACCTGCCACCTTTGGCGAGCGCCACGCCAGCGCATCCAGCCTAAGCCACGCCCCGCCACTCATTCAGCCACCTCCGTTTCGGGCTTGAACATCTCAACCTGAGTCGCCCCAACCACCTCCAGCGCCGTGATCTGATACTGCAAATGGGGATTCTTCCAACCGCCAATCCGTTCCGCACCCTCACCGACAAGGTATGGGCTGAACTCCCGTAGAGGGCAATCCATGATCATGCAGAAGCCTTCGCTGGGCTTCTCCCCCACACACCACGCGCAGAAAATTGCAATCGCTCCTGCCGCGCCATTCTTGGCGTGATCTTTGACATCCTTAGCCACCTGCTGCTCTTCGGTTAGCGCCATACGGCTACCCCCTTCTTCCTGCATGTCAAACATGCTGCTATTGCATAGCGATCCGACACGCTGCTTTGCGACGGCACTACCGCCTCGCTGCAAGTCGCGCAGAACCATGCCTTCTCCCGATCCGCCCCCTTCATGTAGTACTGCGACACATGCTTACCGTCGCCCACGGTAACCGTCTCGTCCTTAATGTCGTAGCCGCGCTGCTTGAGTTCGTACACACGGGCGGCAAGCCTCCCAATGCCGAAATCTCGGAGCGCCTCCAACGGGGTGATCTTCCTACCAGCCTGAAAGGCTGTCAAAAGCACCTGAGCCTGACTCTTTGCATTCTCCTTAAACGCCATGATTGCCCTCCTTTCTACAGCCCAAGAGCCGCTTGGGAAGTTCGTTCCTTAATCTGCTCCACATAATTCGGGTTTAACTCAATGAGCACCGCTTTGCGACCCAACTTGTTTGCCACCATGCCAGTTGTGCCGCTTCCGCCAAACGGATCAAGCACTACACCGCCTTGCGGAGCGCCAGCGAGAATGCACGGCTCAATGAGTTCAGGCGGAAATACGGCAAAGTGAGCACCTGCATACGGCTTTGTTGGAACCGTCCACACGGAACGCTTGTTGGCTGACTCATAACTCTTCTCAAGCCCGCTATGAGGAGCAAGTCCGCTTCCCTCGTTGTGATACTTGCCGTCGGTTCGGTCTCTCGTACCCCAATCCTGCTTGACTGGCTGCTTAATTGCTTCGTGGTCGTAGTAATAACTTTTGTTCTTTGCCAACAGGAACATGTACTCATGCGCTTTTGTTGGGCGGTCGGTAACGCTTTCGGGCATTGGATTTGGTTTATGCCAAATGATGTCGGAGCGCAAATACCAGCCGTCTGCTTGCAAAGCAAAGGCTACTCGCCAAGGAATACCAACAAGGTCTTTAGGCTTGAGTCCATCAGGGATGATTGCGGAATGCTTGCCTTCCATGTGGCGCTCGTTGTGAGTTTTTCCCAAATTTCCAGCCGGACCTTTACCGCTTCCTGAATAAGAATCGCCTAAATTGAGCCACAAAGTGCCGTCATGTTTTAGCACCCGCTTCACTTCTCGGAACACATCAACCATGTTGGCAACATACGCCTCTGGGGTTTTCTCTAACCCCAACTGGTTGTCGTCGCCATAATCTCGCAAGCCCCAATAAGGCGGCGAGGTCACGCAAGTTTGAACGCTTTCCGCATCCATCTGCTGCATCTCGGCGCGGCAATCGCCAACTCTGATAGTGAGCGAATCGTCAGAATAATGAATCATGCCTTCCTCCAACCGTTGCGCGGGCTGCCGCACTGGCAACCCGCGCAAACGGAACTCCAATTAGAAACTTGGGTCTAGGTAAGTCTTCGCAACTCCCAACTCAATCCAACCGCTGCCCTTGAGCGAATCAAGGAAAGTTTCGTGATACCAACCCGTGCCGTCTAGCGTGCTATGGCAATTTGGGCTGACCTTTTCAACGAAAGTGCCGCGCTTGGTGACCACCTGCTTAAAGGTTCCGTCCTTCTTGAAGTCCACTCGCACCACCTCGTCGGCGTACGAGTCGCTTCCAATGTGAAAAGTTGCTGGCTGACCAACAAACGGGAAATGGTTGACCAAATCGGCTGCTGGCATTACGCCTTCGCCTCGGTCGGCGCAATGCTCGCGAATTCCCTTCTGGGTTTTGAAGTTGTAACGCTTGTTCATCTCTAGGCTCCTTCCTTCCTACAGCCCAAGCGGGCTACGCCAATTGTCTACCCGCTTGAGCCGTAAGTCAATACCCTATTTTGTGCTCAAATCACCCCTTTTTGGCGTTTGACCACGCGATTGACGGGCGCTGCTTGCAGTACCCCTCGGAACTCTTTGGGGCTGGGCAAGCCCAGAAGTCGTACTCCCGTCCGTCGGCAGTTGTGCCGTTGCGGTGTACCCATGCCAACTTATGGCGCGGGCATGCCGCGTCCTCATCTGGCGCAATGAACCGAATCGCCTTGAGCGCCATGTCGTACACCTCTTCTTGCCCCTCTGGCGCGGTACGCACTGGCTCGTCAAACACCTTCGTGGCGGCTTCTCGGAGTCGGCTGTCGTCGCCAATCTGGCGCTGCTGCGCGGCGAATACTTCTTCGCGGCTGGCAACACCCTTCTTGACTTCAAAACCCAACGCGGCGATTGCTCGCCCCCATGCTGAGGTTTCGCACACCATCACCTCCGAACCTCGTGTGTACGGCGTTGCACCGGGAATAATTTCCGATGCGTGACCAACTCCGGGTCGGGTGTCTTCGCGATCCCGATAGGCATACGCCTTGAACACCACTGCCTTGTCGCTGAGGTGCAACATCTCTGACTGCAATGATCCTTCTGGGAACTGCTCCTTGAATGCGGTAATCCGTGCCGCTACATCTATGTAATCCGAAAGATCAGGCTTCCCCATTGCTCTCCTCCTTCAAGGACATGCGTCCTACTTCACAGCCGCCGAACCCGTAGTCGGGTAGCGGAACGGCATACTGACATGACTTGCACTGCTGCGTGTTGAATGTTGCGTGCTCTGGTTTTCCCTTGATTGACTTCGCCACCACCTGAGCAGATAGCACTCCCAGCGCCACATCCTCTGGCGTTGCCTGACGCATTACAAGGCTCCATGCAACCTTTGGTCGCGAATACGACAACAACGCCAACCTTGGCAATGGCGCATCGGGGAACTGCTTGGCGTAAAGAGCGGCGTAAAACCGCATCTCCGAACCGTGCAGGTCTAGCATTGACTTGGCACGCTGACCAGTCTTGATGTCAAGAATGACTGCGTGCTCGGTGAACGGCGCATAAATCGCGTCGGGTGTGCCAATGACCAAACCAGCCTGTGGCAACTTAACTTTGAGGCTCTCGCCGTTAATGCCCTGAGTGACCAACCCCTGATCAAGGGGCAATGACTGATGAGCCTTGGTTACCAACCACTCCGCGAAGAGTGCCGTTGCCAACTCCACCTCTTCCGTGAACACATCCCAATCAACGGCATCTGTGAACTGCTTTCCCTTGACGCTTTCAACGCCATTGCGTGCCGCAATGCTGATTTCCTCCATGCGGATGCGCTTGTCGGTGTCGTACCAAAGCATGAGCGATTGCGTTGCATCATCAACCGCAGAGCCAAAGTGAACCCGCTCTGGCATTGCCGCATGAACTCGTTTTCCATCTTTATCGCGCACCTGCTCAAGGTAGACCGCCTTGCGACCGCACCAGTCAGCAGCAGTAATTGTTGACTTGCTTAAACCCTTTCGCGCTGGGTCAATTGTTTTACTGGGCTTGGCTGGACTCATGTTCTGCCTCCTTCTCAAACCATCGCAAAATGGCTTCTGCATCTGCTTCGGTCGCCAATACCTTCATCTCTGCCGCCGAAGTCGCAGAGTAGAACGCGCTACCCAATGAGAGCATCAACGGATGCCCCGGACCATCCCACCGCGCAAATACTGGACCGTCGCCGTCATCCGCCACCCAGAAAATCTGATGTTTCAGAGTTGTAATGCGGTGAAACATTGAAAGTGTCTTTTGCTGCTGTTTAGCCGCCTTCCATTTAGGCATCATGCCCTCCCTACAATTACGGCTACTGCAATTGTCACTGCCGCAAGTAGTCCAACCATCAACTTGTCGCGGCGCTTTTTTCTCAACTTGGCAGCCTCTACCTCAAGGCTAGTTGGTTTTCTCCATGCGTAAATGATGTCAGTCATGAGTTCACCACCTCAAAGGCAATCCACACCAGCATGACAATGCCAAGGCAAATCAACTGAACGCGGAATCGCTCGTCTGCATGTTTCTTCGCCCGTGCTGCATCTTTTAGTTCCTTGTAGGTCTGATTCACTTTGCCTCCTTTGCGCCAAACAGCGCGCTCCACTTCCCGTTAACCACGGCAATCCTTGTCTTAACGCCGTTAGGAAATCGCTTCTTTAGCGCGTCAATCGCAGTTGCTCGGATGCGGTAAGCCTCCTCTTTGCTTTCAGCCTCAATCGCCACAATCTGACCAGACACCATGGCAATCGTTGCCGCGTCGTAGTCAATGCGGGCAATCTTGCCGCGCTTTCCCAGCGTACTCGCCAAGGCTTTGTCCTGAATCGTTTTAAACCCGCTCATGAGTTCTCCTTCCCGCCAAGAACATTGGCGATTGCTTTGCATGCGTTGCACTGAAGATGACCAACCCAACCACCGCCAACCTCTGGCTCTACTTCGTTTCCGTTGGCATCAACTGTTGCAAACGCATCCTTCATGACATCGTTGCCGCAACTGCATACGGCAAAGTCTTCCCCTTCGGGGATCGTGATTGTTGCGGTCATGCACCCTCCCAAATTCTCTGTGCCGCTGCGTAGTCGCCAACGGATTCCAAATCTTTAATGGTCTGCAACTCATGAGCGACTAGTTGACGCTGGTTCTCCAAATGCATTTCGTCAGCCAGCCTCCAAACAAGCGGCGAAACGCTACTGGTAATGCGCGACAACTCTGCACCGTACTCGCATCCGTTGCAATAGCCCATGCCCTCCATGCCACAAAGTTCGTGGCACATGCAGTCATACGGCTCGCAGCAATTACGACGGCGCTCTCGGTACTCAATGTCCATGAGAACATGCGACTGCATCATGTCCGACATGCGTGACCAGATGTTGAGAGCCTTTGCTTTTTCTTCCTTCGTCAACTGGGTCATGTGTGCCTTCCTTCCTTCCTTTGCCAAGGGAACTCCCCTCGGCTACCGCAACCTTACAACCATGGGGAATCCCGCGTCAACCCCCCATAAAGGGGAGTTAATTGTTACACCCAGCGGCGGGCGTGCCGACCCCGTTGAGCGGAACAAGTAGCGCAACGAACTGCGCCTTTGGAATCGGGTAGGGCTGCCCCATGCCGATTATTGTTTGGGCAGATGGGCTGCATCTGCTCGCGGAGGGCTGCCATCGCGGCTGCCCAATCGTTCTGTTCAGGAGCCTTCATCCTGATACCTCCACTGACCAAGGCGGGCTGACAAGCCCTACAACCTTTCGGTCTACGGTAATTGTATCAAATGGGTTTTTGGGATTTTTGAAGTCCACGCTCAGGTTTGTGGAAACTCACGCTCAGAAAGAGGGGGCTTGACAAGCCTTTTAGGCTTCTTCGCAACTTAACACTGCAAGGTCTTCCCAACCCTTCTTTGTCAACACAAAGGTCAACACGCCAGCGGGCGAATCTCCAATGCCGTATCGCTCGGTAAACCACTGGGAGCCTGAGTCCAACGCTGGGCATTGCATCCATGTCCTGCGACCCACCGTTGCCAACTGAAGCGAATGGTAGTGACCAGTGAGCAGGATGTCTGCGTCGCCTATCGCGGTTTGACCAAGAGCCTGACCGCTCCACCATTTCTGCACTCGTGCTTGCGGCGTTGCGCCCGATCCCGACTGGTGACCATGCGCCATGCCAATAATCGGACCGCCTTCAATGGGCTGAATGGTCTGGGTGAGTCCATTGGCTATGACAAATCGCACATGACCAAACGCCTCTGGGTTAGCGCCAAGTATGTCCGCCGCCATTTCCACAATTGCTAAATCGTCGTTGTCGGTAACGCCAGTCAACACTGGGCGTTGCTCGCCATGATTGCCCGGAACTGCGGCAACAATGATGCGAGCAAGGTTTGGCAATTTGCTCCACCGAACAAGTGCCTCAACCAGCAATCGGCGCATGACGCGCACTTGCTGACCATGATCCAACTCGGCGGTAAATGTCTGGTTTGGGTAATGACCAGCAACTTGCTCAACAAGGTCGCCAAGGCATGCGACAAAGATTCCGCCCAACGGTCGCCCTTGCCGTCGCAACTCTGCCCACCGCTCCTCTACCTCGGTAATGGCTAGACCGAATCGGTCAATGGTTGCCGCAGTTCCCTCTTTGCCAATTTGCAGGTCGCCAATGACCACCGTCAGCAATGACTCGCCCGCCGTATCTGGCAGAACCTTTGGCTTGCGGCGCTTAACCATGCGCTCTAGCGCTTCGTCAACTCCAGAGGGAGCCTTCTTCAGGCTGACATCGGCGCGGAAGTAGAACGCTCGTTGAAGCCCTTCAGCCGTAGGCGTATCCCATGAGCGAACGCTTACGGTGTCTTTAGCAACATCGTAAACAGCAGGGTCTAGACCCAACTCAGTAAGCACAAGCGACCAATCTGGCTCTTGAGTTAGAGAGCGCGCGGTGATTCTTCCACTTGCGCCGTTAAGTTCAACGCCGGGTTCCCATCCGTCTGGGTGTTTGCGTTTTGGTGACCGCGCATCTAATTGCTGCTGCAACGCCAGCAACTCGTTGATCTTCTCGCTCATCGGTTACACGCGCAATTGCCGCGTCGGTGTCGCGCAACAACATTCTGACCAATGGCAACTCCACGCTGTTTTAGGTACAAGACCACAGCCGCTGAAGTGATGTCAGGGTGAGCAAGCGCCTCGTCAATCACCTTGCCCAACTCATCGTCGGTCAGGCGCTCTCTCCAACATTTAGCCCGTTTAACAATGGACAGCGCGAGGATGGACTCTAGTTCTTTATTCATCTCTGCCTCCCTATGTTCCGATTACTTCCCTTTGGGTTTAACGCCAAACTGACTATCGGTCGGCTGTAGGAAGCGTACCACCACATTGAGGGCTGCGGCGAGACCACCGCTGACTACAACCTTGAAGTCGCCCGTGCTCATGTCCAGCAGAGGCGATCCTGTAGCGAGCATCATGGCAATGCATGTGCTTAGGAACACACGGGCTGCCTCCAGAACTGCCTCGTCCAGACCTGTGCTCTCCTTAATCGCTTTGATAACCCCAAATACACGATTCATGCCGATTTGTCCTTTCGTTGACTCAACCGCATGTCCAATAGCGTCAGCGGCTTGACCAGCCTTCGCGCCCCAGTCTACACGCTCAAGCCCAGCAACTGCCGCGCTCAACGCAGGGTCAGCCTCAATGACTTTCTTTGCGGGAACTGGTGTTGACGGCGGATCAACAATGACGGCGCTCTGCGTGGCGGAAATAGGGGTCGTAGGGGCAACTGAAGCAGGGGTTGCAGGGGCAATCTTCCTGCTCGGATGCGTGACGATCAGGATCGCCTTGAAGTCAGCCTTCAATTTGCCAGCCTTGACCTTGCTATTGGCAATCTGGCGCAACTGCTCTTCGCTCACTGGCACGCCGTATCTCTCGGCGGCTACCTTTGTATCGCGAGTTGGGCAAGCCCATTGGAACCCGTGGTCTTCACACCAGCCCGCGCTGGTCATGTGTCCGTATCCAAGGCGAATCTTCTCTGGCGAATGTTTGCTCCACCACTTAAACCAGCGGTCGTGCCACGCGCTGATCTTCACTCCCGCTGGGTAGGACACCGGCTGTTGCACCCACAACATGAGGGCTGCCCCGTCCTTTGCTGCGGCAACTGCGTCATCCCATGATTTGGCGTAACGCGCCTTGCCACCAAAGTGTGCAATGACCTTGACGGCTTCTGCAAGAGAGCCGCCGTTATCGGAGACACCCTGCACATCCTTGCGACCTGTGACCTTCTTCATGGCGATCACGGCTTCTGCGGCTGTCGGGGATACCTCATACTGGGAACTCCAGCCGATGGCTGCCGCGCAGGATGACCATGTGCAATCGTCCAGAATCTGTTTAGCCCCCTTCAACTGGGCTTCGCTGTCGCTGTATAACTGGCTTGCAACCCTGTACAAAGGCATCAGGCGTTTCCCCCTTTAATCAGCGCGGCAATCACGCGGGCTGCGAACTCAAGGGTAAGAGCGGAGGTCACTTTGGAACCTCATCATCAAATGGCGTTTTGCGCGTATTTGTGCCAATCACTTCGCCAGTCTCGGCATCGCGCACAATCTGCAACCACTCATCGTTCACTGGATCATACACGGCTGGTTCAGTAATGACTGGCATCAGGACACCTCAGCGTATGCGCGAAAGTTTTGCTGGGTTGGTGTTGCAGAAGTTGGCAAATCTGTAGCACCTGAAGTAGTGAATGTATGCGTGCCGTTGATAGCGTTCGCTGACGCAGTTCCAGCAAGACAACTGTTGAGGTTTGCAGGAGTTGATCCAACCTGAATTACGGCAGTGAAGTATTCTGACCCTGCAACAAAGTCGTAGGTTGCTGGATAACCACCTGTCGTATCAAGCGCACGAGTGTAGCGCGTATTGGTGGTGTTGAAAATGGTCGTATCCGATGCTGTACGAGCAACAAGAGTCATTGTAGTGCCGCTTCTTGTGTAAATTCCGAACCTGCAAAGCGTCAAACTTGCTGAAGCGGTCGTCGCACTGCACCAAATAACATTAGACACCGTGAAGTTTCTTTCCGGAATAAACCTAGTAAAGACCACAAATCCAGAAGCCAGAGATGTTGTTGTGGTCACCATGTATAGTGGCAAATTAGCAATTCGCGTGGTGCTGTTGTATGCGCTTGCTTGGTAGTTCTTCATTGACTGCAATACGGAATTTGGCGTTGCCGCCGTCGTCGTGCTGGTGCTGCTGACTGAATCCGTGAGTTGCACCACGCCAGATGCGGAGGTTGATGCGGCGGTGACGCTGATGGCTGGCGTTGTGCCGCCGCTAGAAACGATTGGAGCAGTGCCAGTGACGCTGGAAACACCGCCGCCGCTTTGGGCAGCCCACTTGATGCCGTTTGGAGCAGTTGAATCTGCCGTCAAAACATGGTTGTTGGTGCCAACGCCAAGCCGAGCAACTGCGGCATTACCAGAAGCGACAATAAGATCGCCTTTGGTTGTGACAGTGGTAAGCGAAACCCTACCATTGACATTAGTAGTGAGGCTGTCAACGCTGCCAATTACGCCATCAACGATGCCGCCTAGTGTGTAAACGCTGTTTGGTGTTGCTGCGGTCGTCGTGCTGGTGCTGCTGATTGAATCCGTGAGTTGCAGCACGCCAGCCGCGCTCGTTGATCCTGCGCTGACGCTGAGGTTGGCGCTGGTGCTTGTGCCAGCGTTGGTTAGTGGTGCATTGACTGCGATTACGCCAGATGGTCCTTGTGCGCCAGTTGCTCCTGTATCGCCCTTTGCGCCTGTCGCACCTGTGGCTCCCTGAATACCCTGAATGCCCTGAATGCCTTGCGCGCCCGTGGCACCTGTCGCTCCAGTAGAGCCGGTGTCGCCTTTGGCTCCTTGTGGGATTGTGAAGTCAAAGACGGCTGCGCTAGATGTTCCGCTGTTACTAACGCTGGCAGAAGTTCCAGCCGCACCTGTCGTGGTTGATCCGACGGCAATAGTCGCAGCCGCACCTGCGTTGCCAGTGTCGCCCTTATCACCTTTCGCACCTGTCGCGCCAGTCGCTCCTGTAGCGCCAGTTGATCCCGTAGCGCCAGTCGCACCCTGAATCCCTTGAGGGATAGTGAAGTTAAACACGGCTGCACTTGATGTTCCGCTATTGGTGACCGTTGCGGAAGTTCCTGCTGCGCCTGTCGTCGTCGTACCAGCAGCCACCGTAGCGGCTGATCCTGTCGCGCCAGTGTCGCCCTTATCACCTTTCGCGCCAGTCGCCCCTGTGGCTCCAGTCGCCCCTGTGGCTCCAGTGGCACCAGTTGATCCTGTTGCGCCTTGGATGCCCTGCGGAATGGTGAAGTTCAAAACGGCAGCGGTTGATGAGCCTGAGTTGCTGACCGATGCTGACGATCCTGCCGCACCTGTGGTCGTAGAGCCGACAGCGACGCTGACGACGGTTGCGCCCTGTGGTCCTTCGGCAGCAACCTCTATCGTTTGAGTTACTGGCGAAACTGTGACCGTTTCTTCGCCTTGGGTGACCGTGACCGTCTGCTTTGTCTGGTTGACGGTTACGCTCATCGGCTTACCTCTGGCGTTACGCTTACAACTCCTTCCAGAAGCCTAGTTACAACTCCGCCACCAGACACCAATTCCAAATCCCAAACACCTGACCATGGTGCTGTTAGTGCCGCCGTGGTTGTTGCGGATACCGTAATGGAAATTGTTCCAGCAACGCCTCCAAGAGTAATTCCTGCGCTGCTTGTCAGGCTAATGATTGTTGAAGTTGAATCATAACTAGACCGTACCTGCATTCGTGCCGTGTATCCAGTCAAGTTAATAGCCGTGCCACTAGAATCTTTCCAAGTAGCAGTCAATGAGAATGTTGCTCCCTGCTTAATTTCTAAGTCGTAGCGATTGTCAATTGCCATTAGTTACTCCCCAACCGTAGCGGTCCTGTAAGTAGCCAGATGATTAACAAGACAACAATAGCACCGCCGATGCTGTCTTTCGTACCCCCGCTGGGGGCTGCAACCCATGCCGCAATCATGCCAGTCCATGTCCACAAAGACAACGCACGAAGCATTACTTACCCTGCGACTGAAGCCACGCCAACAGCGCGCCAATGCCCCCCACTCCAAGCAACCCCCCAAGACCCTTAAGGACCGCCAGACCACCCTTCATTTGGTCAATCTCTGCTTTAAGCGCGTCAATCTTGGCGGACTGAGCGTCTAGCCTGTTAATAATTTGTCGTGCCTGAGATTCGGTCATTTGGACTCCAAGGCTTTTAGTCGTTCGTTTAAATCTTTAATCGCAACAAGCGCACCGAAGTATAGCGCCTCCCAGTCAATTGTCGGAGGGTCTCCGGGACCGTACCCCTGAACGGCGGCTTCTGGGATAACATCCGCAATCTGCTCCCAGATTACTCCCCGTTGAGTTCCTGTCGCTTCTACATTTATGTGCGGGTACAATTCCGCAAACTTTTCCAGATCGTACTCAAAGTCTACAAGGTCAATGTTATAAATCTGGTCTGGCGCAAGTTCTGTTTCGCGAATGTTTTTCTTCAGCGTTGCCGTTGAGGTGCTTGTCCACCGTTGTAGGTTGTACTGCGTGCCTGAGTTAAGCGTCCACAATGCCGTTCGCCCAACCGTTGATCCGCTTGCAAGAGTTACGCCTGTTGGCGTGTCGTGAAACAAACCCGCACCATTTGTGCTGACATTTCCCGAAGTTGATAGCGTGCTTCCCGTTACTGACCCCGTTGCGGTCATGTTCCCCGTAGCAGTAATGTTTCCTGTTACAGCAACCGTATCGTTCATTGTGAAGTTTGTGCCGTTATGGCTAAGGTTTGCCGTGCCTTGATTTGGGTAAAACCCTAAAGCAACTAACGCCGTGTACGCCGATCCTGATGTGTTGTAAACGCCGATGCTGTCGTTTCCTGCTGATGCGCTAAACGCGCGAATTGAGCCACCATTACCGCCCTTGAAGACAATTGCCCCTGCGGTGCTTGTATCCGATACACCAATGTCAATGTCTCCAGACACATTGAGTTGCCCACCTACAGTTGCGCTGCTAGAAAAGTCTGCATTTCCCGTGACGCTGATGCCACCCGGGTTAACGATTACATTTCCGTTGGTAGCAGTTGTAAGCAAGATGTTTCCTTGAGCAGGGGCGGTCTTGACTGTTGCCCCAGTGACGGTTGCCGATCCAGCCGTTCCAGCCGCCGTGTAGGTGAACTGCGTGGCGGTCTTAGACAGCACCTGAAATGTTCCGTTCATGCTCGTGCCAGCCGCGCCGCTGAGTCCAGCAACCGTGACCCAATACAACACCTCCAGATCGTGGTTTGCGCTTGTTGTAATGGTGACGGTTGATCCTGCCCTGCTTGCAGCGGTAATTGTTTGCGCCACCCCTGATGGACTTGCATCTAATCCAATGCTTCCTTGCTTGGAATAAATAGAAATAATCGGGCTAGAGCCAACTACGCCAGTCTCGTTAGAGCGCGTGTCCAGCCGACCGCTATTCATGTAGGTTGATGCGTATCCGTAGCGCGCTGGATCGGTTTGGTCAGTAATAAGTTGCTGAATGGAGCCATGGTCAATGCGGACCTCATGCAGGTCTACTGTCCAACTGCTGGTGGTCAAAGTGTTTACCAGCACACCAACGGCAACTCGGATAAATGCCGCGTCGCTAGGGATAGATGGCAAACTGTTTGGGTTGGCATACAACTCGTATGCCCATGTAGAAGCCGTAATCGTCGTCAGGGTTGCCGTGCGCGTTTCGCTTGTTCCAGTCGTTGTTGCAATGTCGTTTTGATAAAACTGCGACTGATGAGTTGCCCAAACTTCTGTTGTTGAACTTGTGCTCTTCCATGCTGAACGGGGCTGGTAGGTAAAAGTACGGGCTACGCTGCCGGGAACTGCAACATACCGAACAAAGCGCAAATACTGCCCAACCGCCGTACCCGCTGGGATGGTGAAGCGAATCTTGCGCCCAGAAGCAACCGTAGAATCCTCAACCGAGGTTGCCGTAATCTGCGATCCAGACACATAGTTGGACTCAAGCGAGAAATACGGCAACGCATTTTCAGGCTCGGCAATAACCGAATCTGGGTCTGGTGGAGTTGCTTTGAATGTTCCGTTTTGCACCATGGTGTAAATACCAGCAGACAAAGATGAGCCAAGAGCGTAGGACTGACCACCCGTTGATTGCGTAGATAACAACGGCGCATCCGTGTCCGCAATAATGTCGCCCTTGAAACTGGCTAGTGATCCGTCGTTAGAGCCAAGATTCTGTGACATTACCCAAGCCTCTCTACATTCCACTTGCCGCCAATGCGTCGGAAATCGCACTCAATCTCTAGCGTTGCCTCGGTTGTTCCTTTGGCAAATGACCATGTTACCGCTTCAATCCTGAGCAACTCTCCAGCGATTCCAAGGGCTGGGGCAGTCACCTTAATCCACTGGTCAGGGAGAATCGCCGTGACCAGCGAATAGGCTGATGGTCCTGTTTGCTTGTATCCCTGTGTATAACCGTAATCATGCGCTGGGTTAGAGGTTTGACTCAAATTAGCGCCAGCAATCGTAATGCGAACTGTACGCATTGGCTGAGACCGAATTGCCAACATTCCATTGGCAAACTTGTCAATAAAGTCATCGCGGGTTGTATTGGTAAGCCCTTTTACTTCAGGCAAGTCAATCAACGCCATAGGAATTGCTCCCCGCCTAGTAGTCAAGCCCGGTCCTGACTGAGAGCCTAGGTTATAGGTACGGGTGTACGGATCGGTTGCATCGTCCAAGCCAGAGTCAAAGTCGCCACATCGCGTAAACACCTTTTTGATGACCTGCTCGTGGTCGTACTGAACCTGCAATCCAGTAGCCGTCAATTTGCTCGTCGTCGTTCCACTTGAACCTGTAGGGTTGGCTGACGCAGGATTAGTAACAATTTCAAAGGGCGCGGTTGCGTAGGTTGGCGCGGTCTTTTTGCTGTAGTTAATACGCCCGTTTGCGTCAATCCAATACTTGCGAGCAACTGTGTCTGACCCACCAGCGGCTTCGGAGATAGTGTCCATAGCACCGCGAAGGGTAGATACCGCAATTTTGCTGACTACTGAACTGATGACTTTTGGCGTATAACCAGCGTCAAAGACCGCTCGCGTCGCTGTCTTGCCTGAGCCAGAAATAGGCGAAGTGTTAATAAGCCTTCTGGTGGCGGCATCACTGCGAAGATCAACATAGTAAAGAACCTCGTTGATAATGGCTTGGTCGGTGGTCTTGCTCAGAACAATGGTTCCAACTGATTGCCTTCCTGACCCGATCTTTCCCTTGCGGGCAACAATCTTGTCAAGGAAGTTAATTGGGTCTGCGCCCGTGAACTGAACCTCAACCCCAAGTGACCGCATGCGAGCCTGAACATTTGTTACATAGCCCAGAAGGATCGGCTGTGTGGCGCTGTATCGCGTGTCGTAGAACCGAACAACTGCGGTATCTGCCATTGCCATGAAGCACGGAACGATTGCCACCGATCCGCCGCTTGAATACGCGCCCGTTGCGGAATTTGTTACGGTGAACTGCGAAGAGGTTGCGGAGGCTACTGTTGCGTTAGTAAGGTTGTATCCCGATGGCGTTACGCCAGTAATGGTGACAACAGAGCCAACTGACAAGGTGTTTGCCGCCGTGTAGGTGACTGTTGTTCCATTGCCAGACACTCCAGTGATGGTAAATGTTGTATTGACATCAGGTTGGTTGACTGTAAAGGTCATGTTTGCAGCCGTTCCAGAACCTGAAGTTGTAATGGAGAATGATTCAAGGGCAACTCGCGGCTTGTCTTGCTGCAACCCAGATGGCAACGCAATCAAATCCCTAGCCGTTCCAAGACCGTTAGCACCGGGAAGAGGGTCAGCGTTTGGGTCCACAACTCCTGCTCCAACAATTCCTTCAACAAAGAGGAGATACGGAACTGGCATTACTGAAGAATCCTTGTTCCCGGCTTCCCGGGTGTCTTGGCAATCACCCTGTTAATCATGTCGTCAAGCGGCTTGTCATTCAGGTTAATGGTGATCTGCGGAGCCTGACCACCATTCAACGCGGTGCTTGAGTACATCTGCCCAATTGCGTACTGATACGAACCAGCCTCTCCATACTTGGATTTTGCTTGCGCGCTAACCGCTGGCGATGTGCTTTTGCCAATCCCATCAACTGCTTCGCCAATCGCTCCGCCAATAGCCTCGCCAATTGCGCCACCAACAAGTCCACCAAGCAGCGGACCAGCAATAGGAATCCACGAAAGAAGACCAGCGCCAATGGCTGTTCCTGCGGCGTTACCAACTCCCTTACCAATTGCTTGACCTACACCATTTCCTTCGGCAAGCGCGTTTGCCCCAGCGAGGATGCCGCCCACAAGGGGAACTCCAGCGCCAATTGCCTTGAGACCCGTAGATGCCACCTTGCCAGCAGCGCCCAAGCCGCGACCGACAACCCCAAGACCCTTGCCCACAGCCCCTACTCCCGTACCAACAGCCCTTGCGCCCTTTGCGGCTACGCCTCCAACCTTGGCAACTCCAGAGCCAAGCATTGTTGCTCCGCCGATAGCAGCCTTACCAACTCCGCTTGACGCAATTTTGCCGCCAAGGTTCTTAATCCCGCTTCCAACCATTCCAAGCCCAGCGCCAGCGTTCTGAAGCCCAAACATTTGCGCGCCAAATGACCCAGCGGTTCGCAGCCCGCCCATGAGCCGACTGCCAACACTTGCAATTTTTCCGTACTGGCTAGAGCCTGTTACAGCGCCCTTCCAGTTGCTAAACCCCTGAGAAATTCGGTTGAAGATGCCGGGCTTACGCGACAAACCCGGAGGAACTGCCGGTCCTTGCATTGCGCCCATGCCCGCTGGCATTCCACCCATTGGCATTCCGCCGCCCACAACTGAGTTGGCGTTTAGGTAAACCGTGTTTGCGCTCATGCTCATCGCGCCCATTCCGCCCATTGCAGCCGCCCCAGCGGCGACTGCTCCACCTTTGGGGCGAAGGAAAGAAGGAATTAACGCGCCGCCGAGGCGACCAAGAATTCCGGGCTTGCCAGCGGCAGCCATTGGCATTGTCGGCATGCCTCCACCGCCGCCGCCCTTATTTCCCATCAACCCGCCAAAGAAAGTTAGGGCTTGAAGAGCACCAGCGCCGCCAGCAAAGGCTTCCAGAACTCCCATTTTTGATGCCCCGCTTTCAGAAGCGCCACTAGCCATGTACCCGCCAACTCCAGCGGAAGCAAGCAAACCAATGCCCGGAATCTTTTTGAATAGAACTTTGCCAACAACGGCTGCGATGGCGGCGGTTACTGCGGCACTTTGTAATCCGTTTCGGTTAACACCAACGCCAGCAGACTCTAGGAGTCCACCAATTAGCGGCACACCACCAAGACTGATGTTTTTACTTTGACTTTGTGGTCCGCGACCGGGTTGCGGCATGAACTCAGGATTTGTTGATCCGTACTGAATGCCTGTGTAGGTTGGAGCAGCGGTTGGGTTCCCGCTAATAAAGGTGATGACCCTGTTTGCCATCCCCAAGATTTCCTTGACGAGATCGCCAAGCGCACTCATTGCCTTGCCAAGCGGTCCTTCGCCGTTAACTCCCCAGACCGCCTTAGCCATCTTCAGGAAGCCTTCAACAAGCCCTCCCGGTCCTGCAATCTTCTTAATAATTGGGTCAACTTCGGCAAGGAACTTTGGAATCTTGTCAGTAATGAATTCAGCCACGCCAGTAATGACTGGCTTAATCTGCGGGAGAATGTCTTTATTGAGCGTCTGGGCAATCTTCAGCGCAATCGGGAGGAATGCGCGACCAAACTCTTGCTTTAGGTCTCCAACCGTACTGTGGAAGATTTTGAATTGCTTCTCTACGCCCTTGGCGGACTCAGCAGCCGTACCGCCGTACTTCTGCATAATCATGTCAAGAACTCCCTGACCCTTGACTACTTCCTTTACATTCTTAGTAACGGTCTTGTACGAAGCGCCCCATTTGGCGTTTTCAACGCGAACTCGCTTGGTAACTGTTGTGTTCTTTGTTGTCTGGATGCCCAACTTTGCAAGGGATTTGCCTTGACCAATAAAGGCGCGCGAAACAATAATGGAAGCCTTAGATAGGCTAATGTTCTGGGCGGCAGCGACTTCCATTGCCGCCCGTTGAATTGCGATTGCTTCGGTTGTGTCTTTAGCAAACGGGATAATACCTGCAAGACTGGACTTAATTTCGTCACTGGAATACGCCAGTTTCTTGCCAGCCTCAACCTGTTGCATGATTGCAACGACGCTTTCTTGTGTCGCCATCTTGCGACTCTTAAGAACACCAATAAGGCGCTTGTTAATTTTCTCTTCTTCCATTGCCGCCTTTGTTGCGTCTTGGATAAAGCGGGTTGCGGCAACAATGGCAATACCAGCAGCAGCAAAGGCAACCTTAATACCCATGCCCGCACGCTGAGAGGCTCCCTTGAGTCCGCCTAGGTCTCGTGAAACATCCTTAATGGCACGGCTGGCATTGTTCTGCGCCGTGATCTGAAAGTTCATCTGTTCAGACATGTCTTACCCCACCATTCCTACGCGCTTGGCATACGCTGACTGCGAACGAATCAGTTTCTTGTCGCCCTTGGCGGTAATCGGAATAGCGCCGACTGTAGCCTGAAGCGCCTTGTTGTTGATGAGTTCCGTAAGCGTACCCTTGACCACATCGGCAACTTCGCTTCTGAAGTCTTTAGACACTTCGCGAACAAAGGGGCGACTTGGCAATGCGCTACGGGTGTAAGTCTGAAGCAACCCAAGTTCTTCTAGCCGCTGGTTGTACACCATAGCCCTACGCTTCTTCGTAATGTTGTTAAAGGTCATTCCCATGCGCTTGTCTTGCGCTTTCCAACGCGCTCGGAGTTGCGCGCGCGCAGAGATTGCGCCCTTACGCGACCATTCCGTGCCAGTTCCCGATACTACTGCGCGACCGTAGTACGCGCCAGTCATGTCTTTACGGTTACGCCCCGGATAGATACCGACGATGGCAGATGGCTTCTTGTATTTACCCATGCGCGAAACGATAGAGTCTCGCAATCGCCCCGGATGCGGGTCTCCCTCTGCGGCAGAACCAACTGGGGCAGCCGCCTCCATGTGTGGCTCAAGAAACTTAGCCCCCTCTAGGGCGGCGTAGCCAATGAACTGCTGAAAGGCTTGCTCTTCAAAGCCAGCAGCCAACTGAAGCCGTAGGCGGTCAATCGTTCCAAGCACATCGTCTTCAATGCTTAGAGAGATTGCCTTGTTCTTGGAGCCAAATAGGCTAAATACCACGCTTGTTTCCCTTCGGCTGAGGCTTGGGTTGCATCTCTCTAAGGATAGCGTATGTCGTCATGACATCTGCCGCATCTTCTTTGAGCAACTTCCAAGGCAGCACGCCGAATTCTTTTCCGACGGTATACAGGATGAGTTCAGCGGGCAGGACGGCTGAATGCCCCACGCTCAGGCGGGCAGCCGCCGTCCTCACATAGGGGGGATGCTGCTTACCGCTTCTCCCCACAGTTCCATCAACTGGGTCAACGCCTCAATTGGCGCATCAAGCACATCTTCATAGTGCTCGCCAGTCTCTGGGTTAGTAAAGTTGTGACTCTTGACCAGTTTGGCAACCGTACCCAACTGCTTGTCAAAGATTGGCGACTGAAGGTCAATTAGCACGCGGGCAGGAACTCGTCGTACCTGCATAACTGCCTTCCATCCCTCAAATGGCGCACGCAACTGAATTTCCTTTGTTGTCGGAACCTTGGCTAGAACAACTTCTGCCGCCGCCTCTGGGGCGGACGGAACTGGAGCGGCTGGAACTACTGGTGTTGTTTCGTCGGTCATTATGCCCTCCTATCTACCATTACGGCGCTGTTGACAGCCCGTTCTTCAACTCAATGAGCAGAGTCTTTGATGCCCCTGCAACATCTGTTACCAACTGACCCTGAACCGTTACTGTCGTAAGCCCGTCCTCGGCATTGGCAATCGGTGTCACTTCTGTTGGAATAAACGCTAGGCAGATGTTTGCGCTGCGAAGCGCCGTTGATGCCAAGCCGTTTGTCCACTCAAGTCGGAGATACTTGACCGATGCGCTCTGGTAAGCATCGTAGAGTTCAGAAATTGCCGATGCGTTTGCCGAAACCGTAAGGGAAATCTGACCCGTGAACGGCTCGGACTCAGCGTGCGTTGCCATCGTGAGCGTGCCGTTCTGGTACGCCTGTCGGGCATTGCCCGGGTTAATGTCTAGTGACCAGTCAAGCAAGTACGAATACGCCGTACCCTGCGTAACTGTTGGGAACGAAGTGTGGAAATACGGCTTCCATAGGCGACCGGGCATGTAAGTGACAGCAGACTGAACTGCGTCCGTAAGCGAGGTGCTGTTGTCCTTTGCAAGGCTCTGGGCAAAGAACTCGGCTCGTGCCGTTGTAGCGCCGTTGCGGTCTGCCGAGATACTCAGGCTGGTCAGCATGCTGTAGTTAGTCACGAACATCTGTGCGCCGTCCGTTACCACAAGGGAGTAGGACTTTGGGCTGTTGCTGGCGGTCATGCTGATGTCGTAAGACCAAGTGTATGGGTTGGCTGCTCCAGTTGGCGTTACTGCCTTAATCCCCTGAAGGTAGAACACCCAGTCTTCAAGCGAGAGGCTAGGGGCATCAAGGCTAATCGTTGGCTCTTGAGACACCACAACTGCGGTTGTGCCAAGGATTGGGTTGCGAAGGGCAACTGCTCGGTCTTCGCCAAGTTCAATGTTGGTGCCGGGGTTAATGATGCCAGTAGGACCAACAACTAACCGTCGCCCACCCGAAGTCAGGGTTGGAATGGTTCCGTAAGTGGTCTCGCCAAAGGCAACTGCCTTGGTAAAGAGAATGTTACCTGCGGATGAAACTGGCATGTCTTACTCCTCTACTTCCGAAGCGGCTTTAGCAACTCGTGGCGCTTCGGTAGCCACGAACTCCTTGATAAGCCCAGCCTTCAGGTACGGAGCAGCATACACCCGATCAACTTCGGATGCGCTTCCGTCGGACTTAATTCCGGGGATAACTGCGCCGTCGGCAAGGGGCTTTACCAGCACCACCGTTACTGTTTCGCTTTCAACAATCTCAGGCTTGGTAATCAAGGCTTTCCCCTTTCACACAGGTGACCGTGGCTTCCACTGTCACGAACTCATCCCCAGCATACATGTCTGCACCAATGCGTGTGGAATCAACTGTCGCCAAGTCTACCAGACCGCCAAGGGTCACATCCCCCACAAAGATGTCTCGGAGCGCCGTCCGATAGGTGTGAAGGGCAGGAAATCGGCGGGCAAAATCTTGGGGGCTGCCAAGGTACAGCCGAACCGTAAACGAGCAGGTCACCTTGCGCGCAGAAGCGTAATGCTCAACTCGGTCTGAACTCGGAAGGACTACGGCATAGGGCAAAACTTGCAATTTGTCGGGAGGAGCCGCAGTAGCCCCACGAATGGCGGCAACGGTGGAGGCAACCGTCACGGTGGCTACCCGTGCGGCTACTGCGGCGGCGATACTGGAATCTACAAATGACATAAGCGGAGTTTACCTTACTTGTGTGTTGGGATCACGGTTGCCCGAATGGTTACGGATGCTGCCCCTCCGCCAGTTGGCGGCATTTTGACATCGTATGAGTCCACTTGAAAATGTGTGTTTCTTGGCAAAATTACTTCCTGCTCACCGTGTTGGCTAGAGAACCCAACAGAACGCAAATCAGCGGCTGGAGCACCAGCAGGAACGGTAATCATCCACCGAACGCTCGTTGGAATTTGAGAATCTTCCAAACCCTCTGCCCCTTCCCAGTTTTGCCCAAAGTACTGAGTAGATGACCCCGTAGTGTCCAATGATGTACTCACAAAGCCAGCGTCTGAAAATACCGCGCCAGCAGTGATCTCTTGACCGTACAAGTTCAAAGAGCCGCCTGAAATGGCTGCTTCCAACTCTTGACGATCAAACACTGGAGACATGGCTCTGGTAACAACAGTGTCTTCTTTCATTACGCTATCTCTTGTTAAAGCGTCCAAATGCATAAAACCAGAATAAAGCGTTTTACCTAACTGGTCGTCTCCTTCTTCGGCAAATTCCGCTGCGGTTGCTTCAACTGCTTTGCCGCGATTCATTCCTTCGCGCAATCGCTCGTTTAATGCAGCGTGAAACGCAATTGAACTGCCGTCATCTGACCATTGGTCGGTTTTCCAATGGGTATACGCATCTAACGCCTCGTGCAGGGTTCGCTGTGTGCCAAATTGCATGTTGTTTAACTGGCTTTGTCTATCCGATCCAACTCCAGCATCCCGTTCCACATACCACAAAGGAGTTGTTGTGCGAGATTCCTTTGGGCTGCGACTAATTTCTGTTGAACTTGGCGCATCAAAACCCCTTGCCCAGTTGCCGTGATCTGTTTGGTCGTGGTCGCCATGCTTTAGAGACTTAGTTGTCGGAACAACTGTTGCGTAGATGTAATTAAAATTGTCTTTCAACGCCGTTCCTGTAATTTGCAGTGTTGTTCCTCTGTTAAGGAGGACTTCTTCCTCGTCCACCAATGTTGCAAACATGCTTGGGGTCAGCGCAGTTGTGCCAGCAGGAACTTCAATTTGCATAATGTAGGCTCCCTTGCCGCCATAGTCAGTAAACCGTTCGGACACTTCCTCGCGCAGTGAAGTAGACATAAAGGCGGCATCGGTATAGGTATCCCCTTGCTTCCAAGTCATCTTTTCTGCTACTTCGCTGTCTATGCCGCGAAATACGGTGACAGGCTCTTTGAGCGGCGCTGCGGACTCAAACAAAGAATCTATTTCTTTAATTGCTGGCTTTGGATCAAACTCCTGTGTTTGCCATTCATCTTGACTCATGTCTGTTTTACGCAAGTAAGAGTTGATTCTTTGGTATCCGTCAATGCTGTAATGAGTTAAAGCCCGTTCTGCGTTGTTTCTTGCCTCTGCTGTGTACCTTTCCCCGTCTGCCCAGTTACCATGTTCGGACTGGTCATGGTCCGCGTGCTTGTAAGACTTAGAGGACGCTGGCAATAATGGCTTCACGCTTTGCCACCAGCGACCGCCATCTTCAGTTGTTGATCCCGGTTCAATTTTTGTTTCTGGGAACTCAGCAACCAAGCGAGCGAGCAATGCTGTTGCAACCCCTTGCCCACGATAACCTTCGGTGGTTTCAACCATAGCAATTTGTACGCGCCTATCATCCCCGCTTCCGCTTGACTGGTAGTCCAGATACCCCATGCGCTCACCGTTTGCTTTGTTGTGCATAACGAAATACCCGTTGTAACCTCCCGATACGGCATCTCCCCCAGATTGAATCTCCACGCTCCGCCCATTTGGTAGGGCAACAGATGACATTGGCTCTCTGTACCCGGTTGATCCGTGCGGGGGATTAGTTGGGTACGGATGCCCAAGTTGAACAACATTGTGGCTCTGCCCATTTCTACCGCCGTCCGCCCAGTTGCCGTGATCGGACTGGTCGTGGTCGGCGTGCTTGACGGATTTAGTTGACGACGGAACAAGGTCTAGCCTAATGGTGTAGTACAAAGGTCCTTGACTGCCGAACTGCTCCTCACTTGGGGTCACATCGGCTACTTCAAAGGTACTCCCGCGCGGGAGAAGGTACTCTTTCTCCTCTGCTGCAAATTTGGCAAACCCACCAAACTCGTTGGCAAACTCCTCAACATTTACAACGCTGCTTCCCTCTGGAATGTTGATCTCAAAGATTGCCCTGCCTTCGCCCGTATAGTACCCACCACCGCTTAAGCCAGTACCAGAGAAACGAAGCGCAATGTCTTTGTCTGGCGTAGTTGAGGTAAACCCTTGGTCGGTAAAGCGGTCTTGGCTAAACTGCGGCATTACCCCAGTCTCCCTGTACCCCACACGCCCTTTTTCAATTGTGGCTTCGTATTGGTCAACTAAATTCTTTACCCAGTCGCCAGTTGCGCCGCGATACACCGTCATCTCTTTTGTAGTCTTGGGAACACCCGCAAACAACTTATCTAACTGGTCTTGCATCTTTTGAACTGGCTCGCGCAAGCCACCGCGCTCTTGAGCACCAAGTGTGTCTGGGTTACGCAAGGCTCCGTTAATCATGTTGTAGGAGTTAGAGGACCATGACCGAAGCGCATCTACTTGCTCAATGGGGGTCTTTGCAAGGGGAACTATCCCGTCCGCCCAGTTGCCATGGTCGGACTGATCATGGTCGCCGTGCTTCATGGACTTGGTTGCCGTTGGGATGACGGTAGCCATGACTCGGATTATTGGCTCACCCGTAGAGGTGTAACTGTCTAGTTGTGTGCCGAGAATCTTGAAATGGGTGTTTGGCGCAAGCAGAATTTCTTGTTCTTGACTTGTGGTCCCGGCAAACAATTTGTCAAAGTCCAAAGCCGAAGTGCCACTTGGAGCAAAGATTTGCCAAACAATACCCGTCCTGTTTTCTTGTCGCTCCTCTGAGTATCTCTCCGTGGCAAATTTCATGGCAATTGTTTCCGATTTGGATGTGGAGGTAAACGCTGGGTCGGTGTATACATCTCCCGATTTAATGCCAGCCAAGAACTTCTGGGCTTCATCAGATAGAAGGTGCATGCCCCGGTACACAGTTGTATTTTTTTGCAAAGATGCTTTTGACATTGCGTCTTCTAGCAACTCTGCGCCACGAACAATTTCTGGAACAAATGCAAGCCCAGTAAGGCTTTCTTGCCCCCGCATCATCCTGTTCATCTGGGCAAAGCCAAATGCGCGATAGTGCTGGGCGGCTGCAACCTCTAGGTCAGTCAACTGGAACGCATGTTGATAATTTCCGCCAACCCAACCCCCATTATTCTTCGTCAGGGCTGCTTCGGCTTTGTTCTTATCTTCGTTAGATAGCGTCGGTCTATTTGCTGACCCGTGCGCCCAACTCCCATGATCGGACTGGTCATGATCGCCATGCTTGAGAGACTTGGTTGCCGTTGGAATTGCAATTGCTTTGATTCGGTACACTGGCTCGCCATCAAGTGTTACGCCAGCACTCTCCTTTGCAAGAATGCGTAGATGAGTGTCTCTGTCCAGAAGAACTTCTTCTTCGTTAGACCCGAAACTAGGAAACAGGGATTGCATGTCCAAAGCCGAGGCTCCCGGCGGCAACACAATTTCCCACATTAAACTTGCCCTGTTTTCTTTTGCCTCATCAGGGGGTCGGTCTGTTGCAAACGACTCGGCAATGTCTTTGCCTCTAGAAGTAGACACAAAGGATGGGTCGGTGTACACGCCTCCTACTTCTAAACTAGACAAGAAAGTGTCCATTTTGCTGGCAAGCATGCTTGTTCCGCGATACACCGTCTCAAAGTTTTTGATTGTACTTTTATCCATTGCTTCATCCAGAAGTTGAACTGAGCGAATGTCTGCCGGGGCAAACTCCATGCCCCAATCGCTTCCAACGCCACGAAGAAGGTTGTTTATTTCCATGTAGCCCTGAGTTCGGTAGTGATCTGCGGCTGCCCACTCCAAACTTGTCAAACCTAATTTCTTTCCTAGGTCAGAGTCGCGGTTGAGATCATCTGGCGGATACCTTTCAATTAGGTACTTCTCTCCTTCCTTTTTGTCTGTTGCAGAAAGTGCCGAAATGGCGGCGTTTCCGTGCGCCCAGTTGCCGTGGTCTGTTTGGTCGTGATCTCCGTGTTTAAGGGATTTGGTTGACGAAACAAGGTGAGCGTAGACTTTGAGACCGTCTGTTTCCGTTGGTCCAAAGTCTCGGTTCCAATCCCGCTGCTCAACTCGGTCAATAACTAATTGGGTGTTTGGCATTAGCGTCACTTCGCGCTCAATGTTGCCCCACCCATCTAAGCCAGAGAAATTGTCAAAGTCAACGACGGGAGTTCCAGCAGGAACCTCAATTTGCATTTGTACTGGGTATCCATGAAAGAATTGTGCAGGGTGGTCTCCCTTTCCCGTTGACATAAAGCCTTTGTCTTCATAAATTTGCCCAGCGGCAATCCCCTCAACGGCAAACAACGGCATCATGCGCGTTACCGTCATCGGTTCAGTAGTCGGAAGCGCCAATGACTTTACCGCGTCAATTCGGTCTTTTGTCCAATCGTCTCCTTCTTGTGTTCCTCGCAAGAAGCGGTTTATTTCCCCGTACCCTCCGCCTTTGTAAGACTCCAGCGCAACAATTTCCATTTCTGTCACTTCGCGACCAAGGTTTCTGCTGCCTGAACGCCGCCCTGACTCCCTGCGCTCTGGGTCTCCATAACGGTCTGTATGCTCGTTCATGCGCGCGCGAGAGGCGGCGGATCGTGGCTTTCCTGTGTACTGATGGTCAGCGCCGCCAGTTGCCCAGTTCCCATGGTCAGACTGGTCATGGTCTCCGTGCTTTAGAGACTTGACTGCAACTTGTGGCAATCCCATGTCGGCAGCGAACTGCTTGGATGACTCAAGGATGTCAAGAATGTCTTGGTCTACGCGGACTACAGGAATCTTCATGTCGGTCTCTGGGTCGTCAATGCCGTCATGCTCAAGGGCAACTTTTGCTGCCCATCGGTGATGACCGTCTACGATGTAGCCATCCCTAGACACCACAATTGGTTGGTTCAGGTCAAGTTGTCCAGCGCGTGCGGCAGCCATAATCCCTGCAACTTTGCCGCCATTCAACTCATTTTGTGTCGCCTTTAGATGGCTGGCAAGCGCCTCATCTTCGGTCAAGGAAACTCCAGATGACCGTAGTTGCTCAAGATACGCCTCGGTGATGTCCACCTCGCCACGCTTGTCTGCTGGCAAGTCTGAGGCTGGGCTGCCGCTGTTTGGGATTCCTTTTAGTTGTGGCATTTCTACCCTAGGGATGCCTTTGGACTCAACGCAGAACAAGTTTGTGCCCGGAACTGTCACATTGCACAGGTCAATGTTTTTTGCTTTTGTGCCAGCCGCCTCCGCCTCTTTTGCCAACTCGTTAAGCCGATCTAGGAGGGTTGCTACCTGATCTGGGCTTTGCAACTCAACATGCTTGCCCTCCCCAAGCGCACGCGCTGCCTCTTCAACGCTGCTAGTCCTGATGGGGTTTTCCTTGGTTCCATCTCCGCCACCGTGCGCCCAGTTTCCATGGTCGGACTGATCATGGTCACCGTGCTTAAGAGACTTGGTTGGCTCATCCATTTGTTCAGGGATCAGCGCGTCGGGCAAAGGAATAACGCACTCAAACAGTTCGTCTTTGTCAGTTGTCAATTGGCACGCCCTCCTCTATAAGCGAAGTACGCATTAGTTCTGCAAATTCAGAACCAACTACTTGTTCGCAAATGAATACAAGGTTCTTTGCATACTCTACCCCGTGCGGCTCGTATGTTGCCGTTGCGCTGGCAGCAGTTGCAAAGTGAGCAATCTCATGCAGTAGTGTTGGCTCTCTTGTAAATGCCGCTTTGTTAAATCGCAAACTTGTCTCTGAAACAGTTCCAAATCGGTCGGCTTTCATGCGGAAAGAACCAGATTCGTCCCCAGCCGTTGTTACTTTGACTGGCGGAACTCCGCCCATTTGTGATGCTGTTCCAAAGGCTTCTATAAACCAGTCAGATGTACAAATTTGCTGGACATAGGATTTTACACCCTTAAGTGAGCCGTCTAGCAGTTCTCTACCAGTGTCTGAAGCCAAATACTCCATCGCGGTCTGAGCGTATTTATCAAACGCTTTGTCATACTCCTTGAACGCCTTGGCGTATTCCTCATAAGTAGCAAAATCTTTTCTTTGAGGACCTACCGGCGCGACATTGCCTTCTTTTTCAGTAGGAAACAATTTATTTGCTGCTTCGTAGACTTTGGATTTGTACTTGTCCGTTGGAGACTGCATGCGAATAGCCTCTAGAACAGTAACTGCATTTCCGCCTCTTGGTGTGCCTTGAGCAAACCTGCCCGTAGCCCAATTCCCATGATCGGACTGATCATGATCAGCGTGCTTGCGCGCTCGGACTACCGCCAACAGGCGGGGCATTAGCGAACTCGGCGGAGGTCTCCCGGCTTCCAGACAAAGCGATCTGCGCGTGCGCGCTTCTGCTCCTCAGTAAGCGGAAGCGACGGCTCCTCGTTACCCAGCCCAATCTTGGCGCGCTCGGCGGCAATCTCTGGGTCAACTGGTCGCTTGATTACCTCGTCTGGGTTCCATGACATTGGCTTCTTGGTTGCCATTTCAACTCCTCCTACTTTCTTTAGCCGATCCTGTCGGGTCGCTTTAGTCTAAACCTATTTAGGGTTTCGCGGTCGCGAAGGGAGACTGTGCGACTAATGATTGGCATTCCCCCTTCGCTGACCCCGATTTGATCTGTCTGCCCAGCCTGTCGCCCCGCCCACGCGCGCACGAGCATCACCTCTGCAACCTCTTTAATTTCATCCGGGATTGCAGCCCAGCCCCAAGTGCCGGTGATGCGGATGTTATCCAAACCGGGATTGAAGGTTGGGAGCGGATTGCCCGCGCTTGGCACATTAGTCATAACCAACTCTGTAAATGGGAACCCGGGGTTAAGGTCGGCGTTAGAAGGGCGCAAGAAATAGTCAGAAGAAGGAATGGTCTGGTACGGACCGCCCGTGTATGCAGAGTTCTCTAGCAGGGTAATAGTGCGAACTCCCCTTGGAATGAGTAACTGACGGTCGTTAACTCGCTCGTCACCGTCAAAGGTATAGGTTGCCGTGCCAATTGGAGCCAGAACCGTACCCGTGTAGGACTCAATGTACGCATTGACCTGATCGCACAGGCGCGTGAGCAGCGTGTCGTCAGTTGTATCTGCGGAGGGTATGCCAAGGCGCGCCTTAGCGACGGCGAGGGTGACATAGGAGCCAATTGCAGTTGCCATGGGGTCAGTATAGAGCAAGACCCTCAGGAGCGAACTCCTGAGGGTCTTGCATCACGGTAGAACCGTACCTAATTAGGCGCGGACACCCGTGATCTTTTCCACAGCGGTTGGCTGAACGGCAGCAATGCCGTGGCGCGCAATCGCTCGGTACGCGGACTGGTCGGTCGCGAAACCAACCTGATCCGAAAACGCCAGTTCAATGCCCTGACGCTCAAGCAGAACCGCCTTAGAGGCATCAAGCAGGTACACATTTGAAGTGTCGCTGTTTGAACCCGTGGTGCGGTTAATTGCAATCTGCGTGGACACATACACTGGAATACCAAGCAACGAAGCCTTTGGTCCGTTGCTGCTGGCAAACCCGCCCGCCAGCGCCATCGGGGCGTTGTAGCCCTGAGCCGCCGTGAGCATGTACTGATTGCTGTTGTCCTTCAACTGCATCAGCGAGTTGAGAGTGCGCGGGTGCATGATCCATGCGCCCGTTGCGCTCTGTGGCTCAACATTGGCAAGTCGCAGGTTGTAGATGGCAGCGTACAGGTCATCAAAAGTCAGTGCGCGACCGTTGGCTCCAAGTGAAGGACCAGAAGTCGTGCCGCTGATTGCCGAAAGACCCGTAATTTCGTTGCTTGAACCTGTACCCTCAAGATGCTGCTGATCCGCAAAAAGAGCCACATCGCGAAGAAGGGTCTTCGTAATGAACTCGTTCCACGAAGGATCAGCGTCGGCAAGCAATTCATTGCTGAATACGCGATAGCCATACGCCTTCTTGATGGTAATTGACTGCTGCGCGAAGGTTACATCCTGCGCGGTGAGCGATCCGGCTTCAGCAGCCGTTGCGCCACCTGCACGAGCGTCTTCGCGTGGCAGGTAAACAAGGTTCGTCCGTACAGGCATCGTTGTCAGTCCGGGAAGGTTGCGGAACACAATGTTCGGAACCAAAGCGTACTGGAACGCATCCTGCGCGTAGAGCGGGGGAACGAGGTATCCACCAGCGGTGGTCGTACCCTCAGATGCAGCCTTAATGGCTGAATCAACTCGCGCCGCGTGCTTCCCCTCGCCCATGGCGTGAAGAACAGTGCGAGCCTCTTCTGGGGTCTTAGCCCAAACGATAGAGCGCGAAGTCAGCGAGTCATCGCCAGCCGCGCCCTTGTAGCCGAAAATTTCGGCTGCTGCCTGTGAGAAGTCTCGCTCAAACTCACCGCCGTTAACAGTCTGCCCACGGAACGCGGACTTAACTGCAACGCCAAGGTTTGGAAGACCATAAGAGCCACGGTTAAATCCCGCAGCCTTGGTCGGAGCCGTTGGTCGGGCATCCTCGTCAACTGTATTAAGGCTCTTTACAGCCTTAGTAACAGCCTTAGCGACGAGAGACTCAACCTCATTCTCCGACAGGAAATCGTTGTCTGCCACGATTATTCTCCTATCAGTTGTGAACCCGAAAGTTCATTGCCTAAACGATGCTTTCGTCAGGTCGTCCGATGGAGCGTCAGCGTGAGCGTTCGCGTCTTCGGTCTCTCCGTCTAAGCGCCAGTTGCCCACATAGGCAACTGGCTCAAGGAGTGTAACAGAGACCGTTTCGGGGCGCGCAGTTACGGCTTTTTTGCCGCAATCGCAGCGTCAATTCTTGCGTTTGTCAAGAAATCTTGAGCCGCCGTAACTTCTTTAAGAACTGCGTCGTACATAAAGTCTGAGCGTCGTTCCGCCACTTTATCCAAATTGTTTCGCATGGCTTGCAAGCGATCTTCTACCGTTCGGACCAATTTTTCTCGCTTGGATTCATTGTAATCTTTCCCCGGACCGTCTCCGCGTAGCAACCCAGCAGCAGTTCTTGCCTCTTCTAGCATGTTACTTGCTTGGCTCAACAAACCAGTTTCACGGTCATTGCTTGAATGAAGGATGGCTCTTGCAATGCTGTCGCGAGCAGGAGTGTAATAAGTCAAGAAACTTTCTACCGCCGTCGCCACATTTAAATCTAACTCGTCTAGGCGGTCTCCAAACATCCCCTGTGATTGTGTCTTATCGTTTCCGCCGTCGTGCGCCCAGTTGCCGTGTTCGGACTGGTCGTGGTCGCCGTGTTTAACTGACCGCTTTACGCGAAAAGTCTTTGGCATGCCCGGCACATCGTAGCCAGACATCCAGTCGTTGAACTTGTCCATGTCAATTTCTGCTTGAACTGCGGCTGGCGTTTCGCCTTTAAGGTCTGCCAGCAAATTCAAATGGAACTCTTTATCCCTTTCCGAAGGGCTAAATTCCACCCTGCGAGCCAATTCTTCCTCTACCGACCTTCCGTGCAACGGCACTTGACCGTTTGGCATTGTGACGGGTCCTTTGGCATTCCATTGAGAAGCCATGTGAAGGGCTGCATCAACTCGCTCCTGCGCGTACCGACGATCTGCCTCATTCTTTGCGTCGGAAACTACGGTTGCCGCCATACCAGCAACTCTTGAACTTGGAGTGTAGTTTCCTACTGTGCCAAACTTTTCTTGCCATGCCCCTGTGGAGCGTCGCTCCATCTCAACGCGATTAGATTCTCGCGCCCCACCATCGCCGTGCGCCCAGTTCCCGTGATCGGACTGATCATGGTCACCATGCTTGGTTGAACGCTTGACTCGGAGCATCTTCTTACTTGCCCCCGGACCAAATTCATCCCAAGTGTCAATAAGGGAGTCAAAGGTTGCCGCAGATGAATGGGAATTGACATCAGTCAGCCTTTCAGACAGGGCAATAAAGTCTTCTTTGTCTCGGCTTCTGCTCATTGCTTCAATAACATTACCGTTGTCGTCTTCGCTTGGAGCCAAACTCAGTGTGCCGTTTGCAAACCCAAGGGCAAAGAGCCACGACTCTGGACTTGTAATGTTTTCGGCGGGAATGTACGGAATGTCTAGACCCGATGTCACTTTTGTAACATCGTCATTTTCGTCCAGCCAGCCATTTGAATCTGCCATTGTAACAGCAGCCCATGCGCTACTTCCTGATGCTTGAGCCGACATGGATGTATCAGTTTTATACTCGTCTGGCATCGGAAGAATGGCTCGGTCGTACTTGTCGCGGCTCATTTCCGATACGACAACGGTTTTTGGCATTCCGGGCTTATCCCAATGATCTGAACCGTAAAACCCCGGCTTAGACTTTTCTTTGTCGCCGCCGTTATCTGCTCCACCGCCACTATGCGCCCAGTTACCGTGCTCGGACTGATCGTGATCTCCGTGCTTTGTTGAGAACAAAGACTTTACATGGGCTGCGGCGGACTTATTTGCGCGAACAATGTACGCATTTGGGTTGGCTGGGTTTGGGGTAAGGCTCAACTCAACCAGCGCCCACTTAAGAATTTCGCCAGTTTTTGGCGCAACTTTGACAAGGTGACCCATGGTTCCAGAGGAAAAGCCAAGCGCGTCGTTGTCTACAAGTTCCTTAATCTCGTTAATGTACTCGGAGCGGGCATCCAACTGAGCGCGCACCCATACACCGCCGTCGTCAATGCGCTTTACGCCCCAGCGACCAATGACCGCCGTGTCTACGGACGAATCTAGACCGTGCTGATACAGCAACGGTCGCTGCCCGTCAGGAATCAAGTCAAGTGCAAAATCTGTCTTCTTGCTGAAATACTGCCCATGAAGGTCGCGACCTTTGATTGGTCCGCCAAAGGGAACGCCGTAGCCCTCAATGACAAGACCACCATCTGCGGTTGCTGCAATCTTCAGGTGCTTCATGGTTGTACTCCCCTCAAACCTTTATAGCCGTCTTCTTCAACGCCGTAAGCGATCTGCTTGCTACTGTAACGCCTTTTAATCCCTAGTTCAATAGTCTTTTGCTCGGTCTCGGTTACGGGGAATCCTACCATTGACTCAGCATCTAGTGATCCGCCCTGCACGAACTGTTTCACTTCTTGCCGACCATAGAGCCTTGTTTCTCGGTCAAACCACGACATAATTGGCGGCGCATCCACCACATGGTCTTCTTCTACTGCCGTGCCAGTGACTGGTATGTCGGTAATAGACTGCGGGGTTTTGCCCGTAACTCCTTCTTTTGGCTGACCGTTAAGTAGCGGCGTGTCGCCCCACGAAGTCGGAGCGCCAAGCCCAAAATGAGCGCGAACTTCGTTTGGGGTAACCACGCTGCGATCCATCAACTGCGTCCACAGCATTAGTTCTTCTTGCGGCGTAGGTCGCAATGCCTCAATGGAGGAAACATCAAACTGAACCGTCAAGCGACCAGTTTTATCAAACTCGGTTGTAAGCCAAGAATCAAGAATGTCGGCAATCCATCCCAACTCGTTCTTCATCCTTCGCCAGAACACTTGTTCTGCATCGCGCACTGAGCGGTATACGCCAGAATGCTCGTCGTCTCCAACTAGTTGCAATGGAATTCCCATGGCGGACGCAATTGCCATGCGGCTAATTTTTCGGGCGTTGAGGTACTGCGCGTCTTGTTCTGGGATGCCCAACTGTTGCCATTCAAGACCGCCGGGCAACACTGCGCTCTTTCCTGCGTTTTTTGGTCCTGACAATGCGGCAAGCACTTTCTTAATGGCAGACTGATCCTGCACGGTAAGGTCGCTATCTTTTGGCGCTACCCATGCCCCAACTGGCACGCCAAGATTTCGGAGCAGAGCATTTGTATGCTCCGATGCCATCACGCTAACTTCTACTTCTCTGCGGATGGATGACAACGGAGATAGACCGCGTGTTGGGTCAACAAAGTTACCCGGCAGTCTGAAAGCAACAATGTCTTTAGCAGGGATGATTTCGGTTTCGGCATTGCGAGATTTTGCGCCCGCTGGGTTGTACTCGTATGACTCAATCCATGTTTTGCCCATTTGGGGCTTAATGTCAATTGGTCGGATGAGATACAACTCTTGAGGAGGACCGCCAAGGCGACCGCGCACTTTGCGTACATAGGCTTCGCCATACACCGATAGGCTGGCAACAAGCGTGCCACGGAAATCCGACGCAGACATGCTGTACGGGTTAATTGTGTCTAGAAGTTTTTGGTACTCGGCTGCATCCGCATCGTTTGCCAAATCTGCTGGAATAAGGTTGTGGTCTTGGCGCACATACACTCGCAACGGAACTGCACCGGCGCTCATTGCCTTTAATTTGATACAAGCATTTAGGAACGGCTCATCGGCTGCGGCTCTAGCCCAATCGCGAGGACCGTTGTAATCGCCTGACCCCTGTTCGGTCATGCCAAAGAAAGCCATCCAAGATGCAAGGGAGTCCTTCTTGCCGGGATGAATGTAATTCGCTGGATTGGCGAAGTCTGGCATCTTACGGTCAGCCATCAAGTCTCCTCGTTATCTACAGGAAGTCCGCACTTCCAACACCATTCATCCTCGTCGTTTGGGCTAATGAATGGTACTGCACAACGGCACTGTTTTGCTTTGATTACGCGATCATACCTGTGAATGCGCGCCTTGGCGGCGGCTGCATTGCCTGACTCACCGCCATCACCATCGCTATAGCCGCGTCCACTTTCGCGGTCGTGCTGCCCCTTGGTTTCCTGATACGCCAACCTGCATCTCCTCTAGGCACAGCAACTGCTGCCATTACATGGCGCGTTAGCGCCACATTCGTCTTGGAATCGTAGCGCAATCGGCGTGTAACGATGGCTTGAAACAAATCTGCGGTCATAGGAACCATGCGGCTGTCCGTCTGGTTTGTTTCCACCATGGCAAGACCCTCGCCCTCCAGCATTTGGGCTGATTCTCGGAATGACCACGGGTCGTAACAGAAAGCAGGACCGGGGCGAGTTCGCCCGTCAATCTTGACCATCGGCGCAGGGAATCGCTCCTTAAGGCTAACAAGGTAGCGACGGATTTCTTCAATGTCCACCTGCCACGCCATGCCCATACTGCTGTCCTTTGGGTACGGATTTGCCCACACTTTTGACTCCACGATGATGTTGTCGCCTTGCTTTTGGGCAATAACCACGGCGGAAGCGTCGCGGGTAATACCCACATCTATGCCCACAGCAACTGGCAAGGCTGGGTCAAGCGTCACGCCATCTTCGGCGCAGGATTGCCATGCGCCCATGGGCAACCATGATTCTTCGCCCGCGTTTACCCATTGCCCAAGGTGCAGTCTGCGGAATTCAGATAGGCGCGTCGTTGGCTTAAACCTTTGCTGTTTGAGGTACTGGTCAGTAATCCATGGGGCAGGATTGCTTTTTCGCCATACCTCTGGGCTATCGGCATCGGCATCTTCAGGCGCTCCGTAGTGATACAGAAGGAAGCCGTTCTCGGCATCGCGAGCAATGCGTCGGTAATACGGCGCGCTTTGAAACTGCTGGTCAGGAGCCGTTTCAATAACGCGGTTGTAGATTTGCCCAAGGATTTGATCGGGGTCGTAGCCCGGGGTACTGATGGCAATGGTAAGCGGCTCGTCTCTTGCGCCTGATCCAGAGGTAAGCGCCGTGTATAACTCGCCGTCTTGATGCGCCCACAACTCGTCCACAATTACGCAAGAGGGGTTAGAGCCGTGTTGAAGCCGCCCGTCGGATGCCACCACTTTGATAAAGCCGCCCCCCTGCACATCTATGTGGTACTGCTTGGGAATGAGCAGCCCGCCTAACTCTGGGTTGTTGGCAATGAACGCCCGAATCTGGCGAAAGATGACCGCCGCCTGATCTTTAGAGGCAGCCGCCACAATTGTCTGCGGCTCTTTGCCAGCATCCCGTAGCGTTTGAAAGATTGCCAGCGCGGCAGCCAGCGTAGATTTTCCAGACTTTCTAGGAAGCAGGAGCATGGCTTCGGAATAGCGGCGCTTGCCCGTGACGGGATCGCGGCTTAGGACATCGTTGATGAAATCCCGTTGGAATCCTTCTAGCCGTAGCGGCTGACCTGAGAACTGCCCAATGCTTTGTTTGATAAATACGCGGCAGAACTCCTCAAAGATCGGACCGTCCGTTAGGAGGCTGGGATTTCCTCCGCCTGTCGGCTCATCAGGTCGCTGATCGTCAACGCCTTCTTGAGGCGCGGAGTCTTGTTGGCTTTGTACCTCGCCTGTGACGGCGTGGCTGACAAGCCCATTCGGCTGATTAAGTTCTGGTAGGTCTGACATGCTTGCCTCTCAATCATAGCCGCAGGATGCGCTCCCACCCCCTGCGAAGTTTGAACCGTGATTCCTTCCCGTGCCAGCATCTCGGCAGCCTGATGCCACCGTTCCCACGCTACTGCCGCCATGTGCAGCAATTGCGGCGGGATGTCGCCGTCGCGCCCAGCCATTCGCACCTGCTCTTCCAGCACGGCTAAATGGCGTTCCGCTTCCGTAAGCGGCTGTTCCTCTTTTGTTACGGCATCAGTTGTGCCATTCGTGCTTGCGTTTTGCTCGTCAACTACACCACCGCTGGTATAGGGGGGGTTTTCAGGTACACAACCTGTGTAAACACCTGCTGCGGGATGGTCGCCGTTTTCACTCCCTAAAAAATGGGGGGGTGTTTCCTGCGTGCTAGGCGCTTCATCATTGCGTGTGTCCTGTTCAGAATTCATCGGGCGTGTCCTCTTCTTCGTTGTCGGGGTCGTCATCCCATCCGTCATCAGGCACGGCATCAGGCACGCCCTCCCCGTATGGTGGCATGGTTTCTGGGATCAAGCGCGCCATGGTCCAGCCTTGTGATCCCTTGCACCTACGATGCCTTGGCATCGCTTGCATAGCACCTGCACGCCTTCCTCTATGTCCTCTGGTATGAGCGCCCCTCCCTTGCTCAATGGCACGATGTGATCCAGCGTAAGGGGATTGGATGGGCTGCCCTGTGTGGCACACCTGCTGCACCATGGTTGCTCCTTGCGCTTACGCGCTGATAGATTGCGCCATTCCCTAGCCCCCTTGCTCTGCCGATAGGGATTGTATTTCTCCGCATGCTTTTCCCTAGCGCATTCCTCACACCTACCCTGCTTGAGGGAGGAAAGGATCATGCCGCATGAGAGACATGCCCGATTGCTCAACGCTTGCGCCTCGTCGGTTTTGTTCTTGCTCGTGGCTTCGGTGTTGCTGGCATGGCGGAAGCAAGCACATCGTCTAGGGCTACGGGTGGCAACGCCTCTTCCTGCGCTTTTCGCACCTCCCCACATTTCCTGCACGCCATCATTGCCACGAATGGCGAATGCTCTCCATCGCCAATGTCGTACAGCATGAAGTCATGAGCATAGGGAGGTCGTGCGTTTCGGCATCGGTGTGCATGTACAGCCATGTGCTCGTCCTTCCCTTAGTAGCGCACGGAGGGGGAACGGGGAAGGCTCCGTTGCACTCCCTCCGTGCGCGCTGACATTAGCAGATCAGGCGAACTCGCCCGTCATGCCCCAGTGTGGATTGCCCTGTTTGCATGGATCGCACTCGCAGCGCCACGCATACAGCGCCAATCCGTTGATGATGTCTTTGACCAGCGGGGTAATTTTTGGGTCAATGGAGACTACGAATCTTCCCGGCAGCGGCGCAATGTCTTCTAGTTTGCCCATGTTCATGCACCGAATTGCGTCAACCGCCACGGGAATCATTTCCTTCGGCACTGGCGGGAAGTGATGCCACACGAAGTGACAATCAACTTGCTCGTCCAGCGGCATCCCTGTTTTGGCTAACTCAGTTGCTTTTATCCCCTGTCCGAACTGGTCAATGTCTCGTCGGATCACGCGCACGCCTTGTGTCGCCATGTCCAGCGTCGGCTTCCTTTTGCTTCGTTGAACGAAATTGTTAGCACCCGCACCGCAGGGAATACCACCCGCTTCTGGTCGGTGTAGTCAATCGTTTTGCCGCATGCGGCGCAACTAGTAACCGTCCAGACTGGCGGCTTCACCGCTCCCTCCCGCTTGGCTTTTACCCCCGCCATGGATCAGGCTCCAGACCGAATGCCTCGTTAATCTCCGCCGCCGTGCGCCGCTCTACGAAGATTGGCGCGTTCTTCGCCGACGGATACCGCATGTAGTTGTACTGATAGAACTCCAGCGCCTCGTCATAGCCTCGGCAATCGTCATGGCATACGGTGTTGAAATCGGTATGCGCTTGCTTGTGCATGATTTCTACAAGGTTGT